AAGAAAACGCAGGAAAAAGCGGAGCAGAGTTTTCTGGATTTTGTCGAGGCCATGTGGCCTGCCTTTATCAAAGGCGAGCATCATGAAATCATGGCTGACGCATTTGAGCGTGTCGCCAATGGCGAACTCAAGCGGCTCATCATCAACATGCCACCCCGACACACCAAGTCAGAGTTTGCATCCTATCTCTTTCCTGCTTGGTTCTTGGGCAAATATCCCGAAAAGAAAATCATCCAGACTGCTCACACGGCAGAACTTGCTGTTGGCTTTGGCCGTAAGGTCAGAAACCTGATTGGCAATGAAGACTATCAGAAAGTTTTTAAAGGCATAGAACTATCATCTGACAGTAAAGCGGCAGGACGCTGGAACACAAACAAAGGTGGCGACTATTTCGCTATCGGTGTTGGCGGTGCGGTTACTGGTAAGGGTGCCGATGTTCTGGTTATTGATGACCCCCACTCCGAACAGGAAGCGGCAGTCGGTCAATACAACACGGATGTCTACGACAAGGTCTATGAATGGTACACCTCTGGCCCGCGCCAGCGCCTGCAACCCGGCGGTGCTATCATTATCGTGATGACACGCTGGTCAAAGCGCGACCTGACAGGACAGATAATCAAAAACTCAATCCAGAAAGAAGGCGCAGGCGAATGGGAAGTCATAGAACTTCCAGCCATATTACCATCAGGTAATGCACTGTGGCCCGGATTCTGGAAACAGGAAGAATTAGAATCATTAAAAGCTGAACTGCCAGTATCGAAATGGAACGCGCAGTATCAGCAGAATCCGACATCCGAAGAGGGCGCACTCATCAAACGTGAGTGGTGGCAGGAATGGACGCAGACACAACTGCCGCAGTGTGAAGCAATTATCCAGTCATGGGATACAGCTTTCCTGAAAACACAACGCGCTGACTATTCTGCATGTACGACATGGGGAATATTTAACTGGCCCGATGAAGACGGCAAAACAATTCCCAATCTTATTTTGCTGGACAGTTTCAAGGAAAAGCTGGAGTTCCCAGAACTGAAACGTGCGGCCTATGACAAATACTGGGAATGGGAACCTGACCAGATGATTATTGAAGCCAAGGCCGCAGGCTCGCCATTGATATTCGAGCTACGCGCTATGGGCATACCCGTAACAGAGTTTACGCCATCAAGGGGTCAGGACAAGATTGCACGGGTAAATGCTGTAACGGATTTGTTTGCGAGCGGTGTGGTGTGGTGTCCGCCGACAAGATGGGCAGATGAAGTAGTCGAAGAATGTGCTTCGTTTCCATCTGGCGACCATGATGACCTAGTTGACTCGACCACCCAAGCACTACTAAGATTCCGACAAGGTGGATGGATTAGGTCAACGATGGATGACTGGGATGAAGAACCAGTGTATCGTAGACCAGTAAGTTATTACTGAGGTGCAATCATGGGTTCAATTCGTAGACCTACAAACCCAGCCCCAAACATGGGTGGCGGCAAAGGCGGAGGTTTTAATGCAAACCCCGGATTACGACAAATGCAAATGGGATTAGTTCCATCTTATACCCCCATGCAGACAATGGGGGGCAAGGGTGGCGGTAAGGGTGCGCCTGCACCGTCTGCGTCATTTAACCAACCCTTTCCTTCTCAAAATTTTATGATGGCAGGACAAACAGGCCTTCCACAATATCTAAATCCATACATTTTAAATCTGGCAAACAGGGTTAACCAAGGGCCGTCTTATGGTGGAGCGCCAGCATACCAACAGCCGACACAGCAACCCGTAACCTCACCGCAACCTTTTGACGTTAGTCAATTTGGACAGCCCGGTGGCCCCGGTTATAGACCGACCGGAAACGAAGGTGGCCCCGGTTATAGACCGACGATACAACTTCAAGATAAGACGTTGACCGATGCCGCTAGTATAGCTGGGCGACCTGTAAACAGTTTTGCAGAGGCAAGTACAATACTGGCTGGTGGATTTCCGCCAACCTCTGGGGCAGGGGGCATGCGGCTTTCTCGTGATGGTTACCCAACCCGTGCAGAAATAGAAAGACTCACAGGTATGGCAATCAGGCCGGGAGACAGGCAGGGCGAAATAGATAAATATAATCGCTTTATGCAAAACCAAGGTGGGCCACTCCCACAACCTACGCAAACCAGTGAAATGTTTGGCACCACTATGGCAAGAACTCCTGCGGAGCAGGCATTGTTGACAAGAAGGCAAGCAGAACTGGATGCGATGCAGGCACAACAAAATGAACTTGCGGCCCAGCAGGAAGAGTATGACAAAATGTTTGGCGGCTTGACCGAAGAGCAACAGGCTTTCTTTGGTGACCAACTACAAAGGCCAGAACAACCACCTCAGTCAGGCATAACATTTGATGATTTTATGAGGCGACAACTCTTGAACAATCTACTTCAAACAGGGGGATTTTCCCTTCGGCCAGCTTTTGGGTTTCCTAAAATGATGCAACAATATACTGGGGGCATATTTCCACAACCATATAATCCCAATAGAGGTTAGGAACTTTATGTGGCAGTAGAAAAGAAAATGGAACCCTCTGACATTGAAGTTGAGGGTGGAGAAAATATCGAAATAGAGGTTGTTAATCCAGAGGCTGTATCTGTGGAAACAGAAGACGGCGGAATGTTGATAGATTTTTCTGGAGAAATTGCAAACGAAATACTTGGCCCCAGCCACGATGCAAACCTTGCAGAGTTTCTTGATGAGGCAGATTTGCAATCAATGGCTTCAGAGCTAGTCGGTGATTTTGATGGCGACCGCATGTCCAGAAAGGAATGGGCAAGAAGCTACGTCAAAGGGCTAGACCTTCTTGGCATGAAGATTGAAGAAAGAAGCCAGCCGTGGGCGGGTGCTTCTGGCGTGTTTCACCCTGTTTTAACAGAAGCAGTTGTAAGGTTTCAGGCTCAGGCTATGGGGGAGTTGTTTCCTGCGTCTGGCCCCGTCCGCACTAAAGTTGTCGGCAAACAAACAATAGAAAAGCTACAACAGGCCAAGCGTGTCGAAAATGAAATGAACTATCTCTTGACGGAAGAGATGACAGAGTATCGGGATGAGCTTGAACAGATGTTGTTTATGCTTCCGCTTGCAGGGTCGGCGTTTAAAAAGTCATATTATGACCCAATCAGAAAACGCCCAGCCTCCATGTTTGTTCCGGCAGAAGACTTTGTAGTTTCTTATGGCGCGTCTGATTTGGCGACATGCCCAAGATATACGCATGTAATGAAGAAAACTTCTAATGAGGTGGCAGAGCTTATCTTTAATGGCTTTTATAGAGAAACAGAACTGCCAGACCCAGAGCCAGACTATTCAGATATTCAGGAAAAGTATGACGAGCTTGATGGCGAAGAGGCAGTGATAGAAGATGACGACAGGCACACCTTGTTGGAAATACACACTGACATGATTATGCCACCGCCATTCAATGAACCAAACGGGTTGGCCTGTCCCTATGTAATAACCATAGATAAGTCTTCCAGAACAATTCTATCTATTAGAAAGAACTGGTATGAAAATGACCCTGATAAACAAAAAAGACTCCACTTCACACACTACAGATATTTGCCCGGACTCGGCTTTTATGGCACCGGACTCATACATCTCATCGGTGGCCTCGCAAAAAGCGCCACTTCTATACTCCGCCAACTCATTGACGCGGGAACGCTCTCTAATCTTCCGGCTGGCCTCAAGGCTCGCGGGCTTCGCATCAAGGGTGATGACTCGCCGCTAATGCCCGGAGAGTTTCGTGATGTTGATGTGCCGGGCGGGGCAATCAAAGATTCGATTACATTTATTCCTTACAAAGAGCCGTCAGGTGTTTTGTACCAGCTTCTAGGAAATATCGTAGAAGAAGGTCGGCGCATAGGCTCCGTTGCAGATGTTCAGGTGGGCGACCTAAACAATCAGGCTCCTGTTGGAACCACATTGGCATTGATGGAACGCTCTATGAAAGTGATGTCTGGCGTGCAAGCACGATTGCACTCATCGCTGAAGGCAGAGTTAAGGCTTATTGCAAAAATCATATCTGATTTCATGGGGCCAAAATATTCCTATGAAACAGAACAGGAAGCAAATCGCACAGAAGATTTTGATGGCAGAGTTGATGTTATTCCCGTTTCAGACCCAAACGCATCTACGATGTCTCAAAGGGTGATGCAGTATCAGGCGGCATTACAGTTAGCCCAGCAAGCGCCACAGTTGTATGACATGGGCAAACTGCACAGGCAAATGCTTGAGGTTCTTGGCATCTCGGATGCAAAAGAGATAATCAAGCTACCTGATGAGGTATCACCCGCTGACCCCGTTACTGAAAACATGCGTATCTTGCAACAAGAGCCAGTCAAGGTTTTCAAGTATCAAGACCACGAAGCGCACATCCAAGTGCATATGTCCTTTATGCAAGACCCCAAGATACAACAGCTTGTTGGGCAGTCTCCGTTTGCACAGGCAATACAGAACACTATTGCGGCGCATATCACTGAGCATGTGGCTATGCTGTATCGCAACAAGATTGAACAAGAGCTTGGTGTGGCTATGCCTGATGAGGACGCTCCACTGCCAGAAGATGTAGAGCTTGAGTTGTCTCGCGTTGCCAAGGAAGCGGCGCAAACATTGCTGGGCAAAAACCAAGCAGAGATACAGCAACAGCAAGCCGCCGCGCAACAGGCCGACCCGCTGACGCAGATACAACAGGCAGAGCTTAAAATGAAGCAAGAAGAGCTTCAGCACAAAATTAGTATGGATATGCAGAAGTTCGAGCTAGACAAGCAATCTAAAATTGCAAGCATCGGTGTTCAGCGCGAGCGGATTGAAAGTGAAGAAGAAAGAGAGGCGGCAAGGCTTGCTTCGCAAGAAAGAACAAAGGCCGCAGAGGTTAGGGTTAGGGGCGCAGAAATTGGCGCGAAGCTAACCTCAGAAGAAGAGAAAAACAGGACAGCAACAAAAAAAATCAGAGCAGACCTTTTGAAAGAGGGCTTGGCTACAGGAAAGAGTTTAGCGGATGACGCGACCAACGGTGAATGATTTGGATAAGCGGGTTGCAGTTCTTGAAGAAGTCTACGAGGAGCGGTGGCTTGAAACCATAAATCGTATAAAAAGATTAGAGGCTGTCCTTGTTGGTTCGGCAGGCGCAATAATTACTTTATTGTTGGTGCAAATAATCAATGTCTGACCCCTATCTAGAAGTTATCAGAGCCAAAGTGCGTGAGTACATGAATGAGTGTGCAGACCATCTCGCTGGTGGTGGCGCACAAGACTTTGAAGAATACAAGTTTATATGCGGCAAGGTGGAGGCGCTCGCTTTGATTGAGCGAGAAATACTAGACCTCACCCAAAAAATTGTAGACGAGTAGTTGCAAAAATAAAAAGTTTCATATAACTTTTCACCTACGAGGACAATCCTCGCAAGGACTGCGGGCCTTTCCCGTTGCAAGGTGAGAAGATGTATTCTGCTGATATAAAAGATTTGGATTTGGAGCGGCTTAAAAAGT